ATCCGGGTAGTTCACTCAGGGTTAGGAGATTCAATGTTAACGAACGATTGGGAAGAAACAAGTAAGAGATTTAAAGAAACATACTGCAAATGATTTTAAAGCAAGAGCAATTAACTCAAATATTGAGAGAAGACGGTGTCTATGAGTGCAGTCTCATAAAGCAACTGTTCTCATACAAAATATTAAGCAATAACGTTTCTCCTCTTGGAAATATTTTTTGCTTTCAGGCTCCAGTTCAACTAGGTCCTTTATTCTTTGAGTCTGCTCTTGTTGTTGCAGCAGAGCTTCCAAAGACTGATACTTTTGGAGGAGCTTGTTTCCAGAGACTTCTTGCTAGTCAATTAGGAACATTTATTTCCAATTATGTCAAAGCTGATTGTTGGTTAGATCAAAATTGTCTTTTTATAGAAGACAGACAAGTATCAATTACAGTACTCAACCAAATTAAAAATTCTGTAGTATTCAATACGGTTATACCAATCAAACATTCTATACAAGGAGTTAATTTTTTTGAACTGCAACTACCTGATCAGCAAATGACAGAGCTTCAAGAAAATTTAATTGGATCTTTTCATTACTTGACAGAAAATCTCTTTATAGAAACTTGCCGTGACAATTTTTGATTACATTAAAGATATAGCTGTAACCAAAAAGGGAAACTTACTTCTTAACGAGTATGTTCCCTTTTTGGTAAACAGATGGATTTCGTTCATGAATCCAACAACATGTGAATATGTTAATAATATTCTGAACAACAAAGTCCTTTTAGAAGACAAAGAGCTCCATTACAAAATGCTCTTGTGCACGTTTCCTAAACTAAAAAGTCTGCCGAGACTCAATTACATCAAAAAGGTAAAGGAAGACAAAGAAACCCTTGATGCTAGAATTAAAGTTCTAGCTCAAAATCTAGAAATCTCGGAAAGAGAAGCTATAGCTATGCTGGAGTAGTTACTTACAGTGCTTTTTGCACTTACAGCCGGTCTTTGGTTTGCCTATCACACAACCACAAGAACACTTCTTTTTGCCTTTAGCTTGACTTGTAGCTTGCTTAAAGGATTCTTTCTTGTCTCCGTCTCCATCAACGTCTAGAAAGTCTGGTTTCTTTCCTTCTGTTAATCCAAATTTGCTGTAAACGTTGGCTAGTTCTTTATTAAACTGATAATTCATAGCATTACTTATGTTGAATAAGATTATTTATTACGTAATTATCAAGTATGGAACAAATACCACATTCGCATAAATTAGCTCGCAACAATAACGGCATAGCAAACCTCGATACGTATCAGAATTGTCCTCTTCCTGAAGACTATGAGATAACCGAATTGCTTGGAGACGTAATTCAGCTAGTATATGCAGACGTTGCTTCTGATGGTAAATCCTTGGTAAGAAACGGGATCATCCTGCCATCCGAAGTTGTGGACAATAAAGCCTGGAGAATAGGGAAGGTTGTTTTAACTGGTCCAGACGTAAAGCAAGTAAAGCCTGGCCAGTATGTAATTTTTCCTGGAGACAAAGGACTCAAGGGTATCCAAAAAGACGGAGTACTAAATGTATTCTTAAACGAAGACCGCATTTTTGGCATTTGTAAGCCACAATCCTAATTTATGCGTCTAGGAAGATCTTCTTTGCACATGCTCTTGCAAACAAATGTGGCAGAGTTACGCTTCCGTCGTCGCATAGATAAACCAGGATTTAAAGATTATAGACGAATGCTTTGTACAAATGATCAAAGATTATTAAAATCAATACAAGGCAAAAAGGTTTTAAATTTTGTTCCTCCTACAGGTCAACTAAAGTACAATCCTGCAGCAAAAAATTTAATAGTAGCCTGGGATATATTCTTGCAAAATTATCGCATGATTAATTGCAATGACGTAGAGCTAATAGCTGTAATTAAAAGTAGTCCGGATCCCACGGACTTTTGGAAATATTTCAACGAGCGCTTAGCTGCAATGACGGCAACTCAAAAGGCTCAATTTATAAACACATAGGTTATGTACTTAGAACAAATACCAGGAGAAGAATTTTTAACTAGCTGCTTACAAAAAAATGTAAGCTTTTCTATATGCAACAAAATAATGAAGAGAGGCAGATTGCTGCTCTTTAAAAGATTTCATTATTTCATACAAATATCCCTTTTGTCAGAAAAAGGTTCTCGAGAAAATTTTGATGTCCCAATACCTTTTAAGGTAGAGTCTCACCAAGAAGAAGGATTATTATATTTTGACTACCGTCTAAAGTCATTAGAGGTAGATTATCTACCTTTGATAACAGAAAAGGTAGCTTCTATCTATTTTGATAGAATATTAGAAATACAGATTATCAGTAACTATACACTTTCTTGCCTTTAATCACTTTTAAAGGCTGTTTTGGAGTCTCACTTGTACTCCATTTAATTTCATCATAATTAGCAACAAACTTAGCTTTGTTTGTTGGACGGGGCTTGTCTCCTTTGCCTGCTTGATTGCTCATATATAAATTATATTACTGGGTAATATTTGTTTGTCAACGTCTTCCCAAAAAGAAAACCCCGGCCTTTCGGCCGGGGTTCATAGTTAATTGTTAATACAACTACCTTTATTAGAGGTATGTTGCAGCTTGACCTGGAACGAATGATTCACCCAGACCTTGGCAAATGACTAAGTGGTAGTACAGATTGGCGCCAAAGATGTGGTCTACTACTCCATAACGAGTAAGCAATCCGACACGTGGGCTGAAGTCGTTAGGACCAATCGTGCGTTGTACCATTACAGGAATGTATGGGCAGTATACGATACCGCTGTCATAATATTCGCTGCCTTTATAACCAAGCAGAGCATAATCAACGCCTTTGCCGCGACTAGCGACATAACCAGCGTTGTAACCAGCTGCTTGAGCTTCTGTACGAGTGTCACGATAGATCTGGAAACGACCACCAATAGAACCAACTTTAGCAATACCTACGGGCTGTGTATTGACATTTCCGTTGACTGGCATCCATGTGAAGTTTGGCAGAGTTTCGAGAATTGCACAAACACGAGGTGTGGCAATAATGAAGTTAGCGGCTCCACGGCGGTTACGAACAGCAACGCGGTTAGCTTCAACAATCAAACGATTGTAGAAGTCACGTGCACGTTCTCCAGACCAACGACCATCAGCAGAAACTGCTGACCAGGTAGAATATCCAACACCAGCTCCTGCGTTTAGACAGACTTGAATCATACGCGCAATCATTTCGCGGTCAATTTCAGCCTGAATTTCGTAGGACATGGTATTTGTCAATTCAGAGTCGATGTCAATTCCATTCATGTTCTTAAGATCTTGCTCGAGCTCGACGGACCATTTAGCTGCTAACCTACGGGTTAGAGCTTCAACAGCTGTTTTCTCGAACGAAACGGTAATCTGAGGAATCTTGGAAGAAAGCTCAAATTGATTAATGAGTGCTCCAACGCCACTGTCTTCAACAAGTCCTTTGAAAAGGTCATCTGGACCTCCAGATAGCCAATCAGCTGACATCCCTGTGAACGCAGAGTTCAAGTAATTGTAGCCAATTTCCCTATTGTTGGATATTACCTTGGAATTGTCAATGTAAGCACCTTGGTGTCCATCTCCGTTTGCAGAATATCCAAGAGCATCTGAATCATACTTGTAACGCATTGCGAAAGCAAGTCCAACAGGACCAGTCATAGGCTGAACTCCAACGATCTCATTTGTGATGAGCTCGGGGAAGGTACGACGGATCATGGGGATCAGAACCTTAGGTAAACGAGCATCTCCGGTTGCATAGCTGTCCTGGGAACGTGGAGAAGCGGTACCAAAATTGGCGGTACCACCGTTTACGTTTCCAAAGACTCCACCAGTTGTGCCAGACACATTAGACTCATTCAAACACCATTGCTCTTGGTTTTCCAAGAGAACAGCAGTGTTCATACGAGTAATTTCGTTCGTGATTGCAGGCATCTTGTCTGAAGTGAAATCGATAATTGGACTCCACTTTTCGACTAGACGCTGTGCGCGATCTTTAGTGATTGATAAGTTATTATTCATGGTTTTATTTTGTCTCCTTTTTTATTGTGAGATTATTATTACTTAAGAGTTTCTCCTAAATTTTTTCATCTCGCTCAGATAGCCCAATACCGAATCACTCGATTCAGAGCGGTCAATCTCATTATTAAGGTGTTCTACACTTTCCTCAATGATCTGACGATCAATTTGAGGTGTACGTGTAAATTGTTGCTTGACGGATTCTTTGATCTCGTCAACTTCTTCAGCAGCTTCTCTTTCAAACATATCCACTACATAAGAGAAGTTCTCTTCAATGTATTGCGGAGTTTTGTTTCTAAGCAGCTTAGAAATAAATTGTTTCTTTGTTGCAGTCATATCAGCTGTCTTATTTTCAATAAGCAACTTTGCTTCTGCATTTAGAGCCTTTTGGTTAAGCTCTGCGTTTTCCTTGATGGTTTCGTTTAGTTCATTACGAAGAGAATCAATAATTTTCTTTCCATCAATTAAAGCTTCTTTAATTTCCGTGTCAATGAAATCTTCGTCAATGCCTACAATCTGACGAATTTGAGCAATTTGTCTTGCTGCCTTAATATTGGCAACAGCTTCGTTTACTTGCTCAGCGGGTATGTTTCTGTCTAGATAGAGATCAAGATAGTTAGACACTTCTTCTACTATACGGTTTTGAAAATCTACAGCTTCTTCATTTAATTGTGTCTCGTACTTTTCGACTACACGCTCTAACATTTTAGTGTGTTGATTATCAATTTTCTTTACGAGCTTTTGAAGCTTGAATGCATGATCAGCATCGATGGTCTCTACGAGCTTTTTAAGCTTAGAAGTATGATCGTTGTCAATTTTTTCTACCAACTCTTCGAGTTTGGTAGTATAT